CCAGGAACAGGGCCAGACGATGTTACATCAACTTCTCTTTCAGAAGAAGAGAATGCTGTTGTTCGTCATGTAAAACAAGCTGATGTAGATATACAAAGCAGATGGTTTAATTGGGATTTCCTATGGACTGAAGTTACTCTTACCCCCACAGCAGATGTTTCTACTTTAACCTCTCCAACTGATTTGGGTAATTGGAATATAGATTCTTTTGTTCTTGCTAAGGGAACTAATTCATATCAGGAATTAGAATATATGGATTGGTATGATTATAATTTAGAGTATAAATTGGGTGTTATAACATCTGATTCACCGGAGGTTTTTTCTGTTAAACCAGATAATGTAATAGATTTGTATCCAACGCCTAAAGATACTACTACAATAGGAGCCTCTTATTGGAAAACTCCAACTGAAATGAGCGTTGATGGAAGTGAATCTTCAATTCCTTCAAGGTTTCATAAGATAATAACGTCTAGAGCAAAGATATATTATGCGGAAAGCGAAGATGCTCCTGAGATTTTAGCTGGGGCGTTGGCTGAATTTGAGGACTTATTAGATAAATTAGAAGCTGATCAATTGTCAGGCCAAAAGAGTAGAAGATTTTCAAGAGTACAGAATATCTCTAATTTTACAGTAGTTCCACAATGACAAAATTAACTAGGCGTCAGATTAAACCCTCTGGATTACAATCAGATTATTTTCCTTTTGAAGGTGGGTTAAATATGATAGAGCCAGCTTTATCAATGAGGGCTGGTGAATTAGTATCTGCAGATAATTTTGAAGTAGATGTAAGGGGGAGATATAGAAGAGTAGATGGTTATGAAAGATTTGATGGTCAAACACTTCCTTCTGAAATAACCTTTTATAGGATTCCTTTTACTGTTGGTACTGCTAGAGATTCTGTATTTGATAGCGCGTTTAGTTCTGCATTTGATATGCAGATTCCTTCAGTGGGAGATTTAGTGAAAGGAGAAACTAGTGGAGCTATAGGTTCTGTGTTACAGGTTAGTATTGAGGATGTAACAGGAGATTCGGCAGCTGGAACTTTCTCTACTTCAGATGCTGAGGGATATGTATATTTTACTGTAGTAAGTGGAACACTTCAAGATGGAGAAACAATGTATTTTTTAAATAAAGATAGCGCTTTTGGTAGCGCATTTAATGTGGAGTACGGATAATGGGAACACCAACAGCCTTAAGAAAAACTAGAGCAGTTCTAACAGGGACTAGCTTTGCTGATAATACTACTGGGGCAATTACTGCTCAGATGGTTAGGCAATTTACAGAATCAGGGATGGGTGGTTATGCGACTATATATTCTCCCGTTGGGACACCAGCTTCTCAGACAATAGCAACAGCTACAACTGTTGTAATAGATTGGAATGCTGATTCAGTGGGAGCTAATGGGGCTGATGATACTGGAACCGTATCCTCAACAACTGTAGGAACCGATGCTGATTTTGCAAATGATAGGATCAGGATATATGATAAAGGATTCTTCATGGTTAATCTCGGTATTAGTTTTGCACAGACTGGAACCGATACTGTGATATGGACATTTAGGATTACTACTTCAGTAGATGGTGCTTCGGACACTTTTCCTGGATATGATTGCGCGGTTCAAAGAGTAGCCGCAACCCTGGATAATATGGTATCTGCTTCTGGAATAATTGATACTACTGGTCATACTACTTATACCGATGTGAAAGCTTCAGTAAAACATGCAGATTCTGGGTCTGAGTATTTCCAAATGCATTATGGTCAGTTATCTGTATTTAGGGTGGGATAATGGGGCTTCTTGCCACATCCCTTTCTTATGGACCACCTGTATTAAGAGATGCTGATGCAGATGCATCGCTTATTTCTGAGTTACAGGCGGCAATAGAAGATCAAAGAAGCAATATTACTATTGTTCCAGGTGAGGGGGGTGTATTAGGGGTTTGGGTATTTAGTGGCGTTACTTATGCTTTCAGAAATAAGAGCGGTGGCGCTACTGCTGGAATGTATAAGTCTACATCTACTGGATGGTCTGAAGTTGACTTAGGAACTGCTTTAAATTTTGACGGCACTACAACTAATGGAGAATTTGTTCCCGGTTCTGTAGTGACTGGAGCTGGCGGAGCAACTGGTACTGTATCTGCTGTTGCATACCATAGACTTTGGGAATTAGGAGCTTCTGGAAGAGTAGTTCTTACTAGTATAACTGGTACTTTTGTAGATAACGAAAACTTATCGTCTCCAACTATAGCGTTTGATGCTGGAACGAAAGAGATAAAAGAAGATGATGTTATAACAGGCGCATCATCCGGCAAAACAGCTACTGTAAAAAAGGTTACTGTAAATGCTGGAACTTTTTCTGGTAGTGATGCATCTGGCTTTTTATCAATAACTGGTAATACAGGGACATGGACAGATGGAGAGAAAATACAAGTATCAAGTTCTGACAGTGCTGATGTAGATGGGTCGTCTCAGCCAGCATCTAAAACTTTAGCTATTGCTGATGGAACACAATATGCACAAACATTAAATCCAGGTGGAAAGTATGAGTTTGTAACTTATAATTTTAGGGGTGTTTCTTCTGGACTTTCAATGTATGGAGTTAATACTGTAGATAAAGGATTTTCTTTTGATGGAACTACCTTTATAAAAATAAGTACAGGAATGACTACAGATACTCCTGAACATGTAATAGCCCATAAGAAACATTTATTTTTCTCCTTTCCTGGCGGTTCTGTTCAACATTCAAGTATAGCAGAACCTTTACAATGGAGTGCAGTTACTGGGGCGGCAGAAATATCTCTTGGAGAAGAAATTTCAGGATTCTCCACAGAGATAAAAGAAGTTATGTCTATATTTACCAGGAATGATACATATATGTTATATGGGTCTTCTGCTGCAGATTGGAATTTAACTAGATTCCATCAGGGAACTGGCGCAATTCCATATACAATGCAGAAAATGGATCAGACATTTTTTCTAGATGATAGAGGAATTACTTCTATATTTACTGTTCAGTATTATGGTGATTTTGCATCATCAGTAGCTTCGAGTCAGATTGACCCATATATACAGAAGAAAAAAGATAATGCTATTCTTTCTTTACGAGTGAGGGGGAAGAATCAGTATAGATTATTTTTTGATGACAAGACTGGATTATCCATGACTTATATTAATAGAGAAAATATAGGTATTATGCCGTTTACTCTGTCTCACCAGTTAAGTTGTTTGGCTTCTGTAGAAGATGCTAATGGATTTGAAGTTTTATATGGTGGGTTTGATGATGGATATGTTAGACGAATGGACTCTGGAACAAGCTTTGATGGTGAGACTGTAAGTTCTTTTATAAGAACTGCTTATTATAATTATGGTTCTCCTCAAGTTAAGAAAAGATTCAGACAAATAGGGCTTGAAATTAACGCTGATACGTCTACTACAATAACCGTGTATCCAACATTTGATTTTGGAGGAACCTTTTCTCCTAGATCAACACCTTCAGCTTCAAGTTACAGTGTAGCAGTAACTTCTGATGAATGGAATGAAGATGATATCTCTAATTCATCTACTGGTATAACTGTTGTTGCGTCTGAAAGAATAAAGATTAATGGTATAGGTACGAATATGGGTATGATTATAACAAATAGTTCTATATATGATAAACCAATAACTCTGCAAGGAGCTGTTGTAGATTATTCAACGCGAGGAGTTAGACGATGAACATGTTGAGACTTCCAGAAAATCTTGGAAAGACTAAATTAGCCTATATTACGGACAGTGAACGAAAGTTATTACGAAGGAGGGATGCTGTAAGTGGGAAAAAATCTCCTGAATATTCAAAGGAGGGGGTCCCTGTTCTTCAGTCGGCAGCTGAAACAGAGGCAGCAGGTGTTGCCAAGGAAGTTGCGGCAAACAAAAGAATGAAAGCTCCCGGATTTGTCGGAAATGCTGCTGCTTATGAACACGAAGCAAACATACGATCTGTTGCGGCTGGATTTACGAGTGCCGCCGATCAGGAAATTGATGCCAATAGGCGAGCGCGTTTGGCTGGATTTAAGAATGCCGCTCTTCAAGAAAATCCAGCGGCGGCGGCACCCGGTGAATCAATATATTCTACTAAACCATTCGTAGACCCTCGCACCCCTGTTAGTTCTACAACTGGTGGCGCGACAAAACTACCACCAAAGGTGTACTACGGCACCAATATTTCTACCCCATCAACAGCCCTATCCCAAAAGCATGGTTATAAAAAGCAATACACCAATATGGCTTCTGCTGCGAAGGATTATAATAAGTATGTTGATATGTATCCTGATTTAGCTTCAGCATATAAAGAGATTGTTAATAATCCCAACTCTAAACAAGCCCAGTACTGGAAGCCGAGAATGGCTAATATGAGCAAAGAGGCGTTTGGTAAGGCTCATGCTGGAGAATCAATGGCTCTTCAGTCTAGCACTTATAGCGGAGCTACTAAAGCTATGGGATCAAAGGCTCGTGCTGTTCCGAATATACAGGCTGTCGTAGCCGCCGATACTACTACAACAGCAACTGCAACAGAACCATCTGTAACACAACCAACATTTCCTGGAGGTGGTGGAGGAGTCGGTGGAGGGGGTGGTGTAGGTGCTGATACATCAATTGATATAATAGATAAAACTAAGATAGAAAAACCTTTGTTAGAAGAGATTGTAATTGCCGGTCCAAAGTCAGAGGTTATTCAGGAGAGGTTAAAGGATATAATAAATACAAACAGTCCTTTATTTAAAGCAGCCACAACTAAAGCCCTGCAATCTATGAATCAATTAGGTCTTGTAAATAGTTCTATAGCTCAAGAAGCTGTAATGAATTCTATTTTAGCTGTGGCAATTCCTATAGCAGCTGCCGATGCTGCTGCCTTTACAGCGCAAAAAGCGGCTAATCAGAACGCAAGTAATGCATTTAAAGCTCAACAGAATGCAGCATATTATGAAGCGTTCATGACTAAACTTACTGGACAGATTAATCAGACTCTAAGGCAGCTTGCAGAAAGGTCTGCTAACTGGAGATCGGTTCTTGCTCAGAGAGGAAGGATAGCAATTGAACCCGGAATGAGCAAAGCAGCTATACGGGCCGCAATGGCAGCTGTTACTCCGCCAGGGTTTTAAGGGAATAATATTA